TCTATAGAATATCATTTGGAGACGATACTTATTGCCTCTAAATTACAAGGAGGTAAATAACAATGGAACATTTTTTCAATGCAGTAATAGCAAAAAAATATGATATTGATACTGCGGTTTTTATTCAACATTTAAAATATTGGACATTTATAAATTTAGCTAAAAATCATAACGTTTATGATGGTTTATGTTGGAGCCATGCAACATTAGATGCTTTAACCATAATTTTTCCATATTGGTCTAGGCGACAGATAGAACGTGTAATCAACAATTGCGAAAAACGAGGTCTAATCCAGAAAGGTAATTATAATGGAACGGCTTATGATAGGACATGTTGGTATGCATTGACCCCCGTTGTATATGGTTATTACCCTGAATTGTTAACAGAAAATTTCCTTAAATTATTACATTCTACCATTTCACCAAACGGTGAAATCGATTTTGCGAAATGGAGAAATGGATTTCCGCAAACGGTGACACCTATACCAAATATAAACACAGATAATAAAACATATAATACTATTAGCGATTTAGAAAAATCGCCGGTAACAACAGAAGTAATTGAAGAGGTTGTTAGTGCCTATCATGAAGAGCTTCCCGAGTGCCCAAAGATTAAGGTGATCGGTCCTAAATCCGGGAATCTTTGTAAGCTTATCTCAAAAATGATTAAGAACTGGCCAGAATATAGCCCAAGTAAAAGTAAATTCACTCTTGATGCCTTTAGGCAATATCTAAAATACCTAAAACAATCACAACCTGGTTTTCTAAAACCCTATACAACAAGGTTCGGTAATCAAAAGCGTAATAATCTAAAAACTCTAATTCGAGAGGACAATATTTTAAAATTTATTAATGAGGAGTTTGATTTTAAATGAGCATTTCATCACCCGAAATTGAAGGCAGCGTATTGGCTTCGCTGGTAACAATAGGAACTAGGAACGATATCCAGGCACAAGAAGCATTTTTGAAGCTTAGTGTAAAATCATTCACCGCATTGCCGGCGCGCGATATATTTACAATTCTCGCAAGGCATTTTGAACAGGGACTTGATTTTGACTTTGTTACAGTTTATGACCTAATGACTACACAGTCACAATTGTATTTTATGCAATTTTTAGATGCTCATTATTCATTGTCAAATTTAAGTCAATACATTGACACACTTCTTGATAACCAAGAGTTGCGTAGGCGACATGATATTATTGGTGAGAGTTTGAATATCGTTTCCGAAGCAAAGGCACCTAGTGAGCTATTGAGAAAGATGGATGAAAAGCTTCAGGAATTAAACAAGGTTACCACCAATCAACAAGATTACGTACAAACAACAGAACAAATTATTGAGCGATTTCTGCAGCGTGATGAAAGTGATTGTGGAATTAAAACAACAATTCACGGATTACCCGATATACCAAACCAATCCCTAATTACTATTGCAGCAAGGCCCGGAGTTGGTAAGACAATGCTTGCGCTGTATCTCATGGATGAAATTGTGAATGTGGTCAAAAAACCTGCATTATATTTTAATATGGAAATGCAAGATTATGTATTGTTAGAGCGCCATGCTCTGCTACTAGGTGGCAAAGGATTTACTCAAGAGGACATTATTGCCAGCAAGATAATTGATATTCACAGTAAAAATATAAGTTATGTCTCAAGAGCTGGGATTACGATTGAAGAGATTGAGACTTGTTCACGGCTACAAGCACTTAAATCGCCATTGAGTGTGATTGTGGTTGATTACATCGGTCTGATTACCAGTAAGAATAAGTCGGAGCGTAATGACCTGCATCAAGCGAATGTTGCGAAACGTTTGGCTGCATTGTCTTTGGATCTCAATTGCCGGGTTATTGCTTTAACACAGGTTAATCGTGATTATAAAAACCGTGCTATTGGTGATAGAGTTCCTTATCCTGCTGATTGCGCAGAATCCATGGGTACGGTTCATTCAAGTACGTGGTGGATAGGAATTGATAGGCCTGAGATTGATAGTAGCGATCCCCAATGGAAAGGCTTATTCCAAATACGTTGTCGCAAGAATAGGGGGAAAGAAGGGTTATTTGAGACAAATCTTGATTTATTTAATGGAAGATTTTTCCCCCATAAACAGCGTTATTCAAATCCTTGTCCAGTAGTTCCAATATCATGAACCATGGATTATTGAAAGCACGGCAATCTTATTTACTGTCATTGATTAAAAAAGTATCATACGGTCATGGTGAAACGGATGAAAATCTGATACAGCAACATTACGACGAGATTATTCGATTACATTTTGATGAATCAATTGAACATGCTATAAAGTGTTATGAGGATATGGTTGAACGATTGATTTATTATCGTGAGAGAAATAATGAAGAAAAGAAGACAATCGGTTAGTCTTGCCGATAGACAAGAAGTTAATAAGTTACTTAAAATGTTATACGGATATAACGATGATAGCAAAGAAACGCAGAACGACGAACAAGATAGACACGATTCCACCGGAACGAGACGAACAGCGGTGGTTAGTGAATTGGCTAAATTACCATCCTGTTCTTAAAGATTTTTTCTGCAAAAACAACAATGAAGGGAAAAGAACACCAAGACAAGGATATGACTTAAAGCTCCAAGGATTGCGTACAGGCGTTTCTGACTTATTCATATACCATCCATCAAGTACTGGTAAATTCCCTGGATTATGGCTTGAAATTAAGCGAAATAAGACCTATTCAAAGTCAGAGCGTTCCACACCAACATGGATAGCGCAAGAAAAGTTCATAGAAACTGTTAAATCAGTTGGATTTGCTGGTGAATTCTGTTATGGTTTTGCCGATGGCGTAAAAATCATCGAAGCATATCTCCAAGCATAATATGCAACCTGTAAAAAACTTCCTTAGTTAGTTTAGTGTGCCCTATTTTTAGGGCTATACTATTCATATGTACTGTTTTTTGAAAAAACCATTCATCTAAATTATCGATTTTCCATCCAGTGCCAATAATTCTAAATGTATGTGTTTTTAATGATGCATGAACATCTATTAATGCCCAGACATAAATTTCATTTTTTTGTTCATGAAAATCACAAATCAGGGCTCCTTCTGGTAATTTTATAGAGATGATGCCCGATTCGTTATTCATAGGTAAATGATGTTTAAAAATATAATTCATTTCTTTTTCCTCTTAACGGATAGCTCATCACAAAGCACACACCCTATGATTATTCCAAGTAACAACGGAAGGGTTATTGTTGCTAGTATTAATATCGTGTTCATAATGATTTCTCCAGTAAATCGAACATTGCTTCATATTCTGTATCGCCATATCCTATTTTGTCAGGTGATGGTGTTTCATGGTCGATTGGCGTACCATCATAATCTTCGAAAGTAGCGCAATATCTAAATTCATCATAAATTGAATCTGTTTTATGCGTATTTATTTTAAATTGAGTCATTTTGTTTTTCCTTCGTCGTGGTAATTGATATAATTATACATTTATACATTTGTATGTAAACGGTTATGTAATAATAATTTTGTAGGGTAGATATTGCTTTTATATTTTATTGTTTGTATTGTGTGCTATTATTAAATTATATAGCGCTATGGATTGGCCAAATGCCGAAATTTAGTCAAGAATCATTTAGCAAACTATCGACCTGTCACCCAGACTTACAGGCGTTGTTCTATGAAGTGATTAAATACTTTGACTGCACAATACTTGAAGGCTATCGCAATCAAGAAGACCAAGAGAAAGCGTTTGCATCTGGTCATACAAAATTGCATTATCCATACGGAAAACACAATCACCAGCCAAGCATGGCTGTAGATGTCACTCCATATCCTATAAATCTTAACGATGACAAGCTTGCATTATGGTTTGGTGGTTACGTAATGGGTATAGCCCAAAAGTTGCGTGACGAGGGTAAAATGAGCCATTCTGTGCGTTGGGGTGGTAGCTGGGATGGTCTAGGTAAATTAGATAAGCCTGGACAGTTGTTTGATTTGGTTCATTTTGAGCTTGTAGAATAATTTATGACTGAAATTTATGGTGTATCATGCGCCGATTTCGAAATTATATATTGTCTAAACCTCATGTGGCTATTTCAGTAACGGCGTTGTTGTGTTTTGTCCAATTTATTAGTGGATTGTATGGTGCATTAAGAGCGGGAATGTTTGATAATAATACAATCAATCAATTATTATCGTCCGCTGATGGATTTGAAAGTGTGGTGCTGTTTGTAATAGCATCATTTTTACGTAAAAAGGACTAAAGGATTAGTTACTATGGCCGGAAAACCAAACCCACCTAAAGAGTATGCTAAAGAGCCTACTGGTCGGCCATCTAAATTTACTCCTGAGATTCGAGCATCAATTCTTGATTTTATTTCTAGACGTGTTCCATATAAATTAGCTGCTAATGCTTCAGGTGTTTCTGATGTTACTCTTTATGCTTGGCTTGAGATTGCAAAAGATCATTTGAAGAACAATATAGATTCAGAATATACAATCTTTCTTAGTGACATAAAAAAAGCTGAGGCTAATAGAGTGGTTGATCATCTTGATAAAATAGCTAGTAATATTGAACGCTGGCAAGGAGATGCTTGGATTTTAGAGCGCAGATGGCATGAGTTTTTTGGTGCTAATGTACAGTTACACGAACTTAATGAGCGTATGTCAAAAATTGAACAAGGTGAATTAAATGGAAAAGAAAATAAAGAAAGAAGTAAAAAAGATGATTAAGACTTCTGAAAAGAAAGACATGAAGCAAGATAAAAAAATGATGGACAAAAAGATGGACAAAAAAAAGGGTAAGAAAGATTGCGGTTATTAATTATGATAATAGTGGACGCAAATAGAGCAGCGTCACCGAACATACCTGATTCGCGTTGATGGATGGGTCGGAGGTTACAGGTGCGAACCCTGTCTATTATCACTCTCTAAAGGAGTAAATCATGAGTGGAAAATATGTCTCACAAAAGGATACACGCGGCTACAATGACCCTGCTCCTGAGGTGGTTCGTGGCAAACGTGTTACTGAAGAAGCTTACGCCAAACAAGGTGCGTTTCGTAATCTACCGCCTCAAACGATGGCGAATTATGGAAAAATTGATTATCTGTCGGATGTTCCTAATTATCTAACGAAGCAACAAGACGGCAAATAATAACAATGATAATGCTTAATGAAGAAGAACAAAAAGAGTTTAACGAAATTTTGCGTTACTACATTGGCCGAATTGAAGAATATTATGGAGCTGATTGGGAAAAGTACATTACTCCTTTTATGCTGCGTTTTATTGATATAGAGCACTTAAGGAAAATTTATAACTCACCACCTGAGGATTAGCTATGAGTTTATTATCATCATTTTTAGCAAGTCACTTAATTCCAGCTTTAGAACAAGCATTGATTGCGCATGAGCCTGAAGTACAAACGTTATTGATTAATGAGATTAAAACATTAGCTGATAATGTCGGGGCTTGGGTGGATAGCAAGATTCATCAACAACCTCTTGTTAAGGAATAATCCCATGCCATTAATCAAGGGTGCTAAGCCAGGTTCTAAAGGATTTAAACAGAATATTGAAACTGAAATTAAAATGGGAAATAAGCCTCCTAAGCAGGCAGTGGCTATTGCGTATAATGTGGCTAATGAAGGCAAGAAGAAGAAAAAGCCAAGGATTAAGAAATAATATGGCGACGTCCTCTACATATATACGATGGCGTTTTTTTTATGAAAGGAATTAAAATGGCTAGACTTACAACTGCAAAACGCAAGAAGATTCCTAAAAGTGAATTTGGTGAGCCAGGTAAGCGCGCTTATCCAATGCCGGACCGATCTCATGCTGCAAATGCTAAAGCTCGCGCATCTGAAATGGAACATAAGGGAAAGATATCCAAAGCTACTGAAAACAAGATTGACGCGAAAGCCAACAAAGTTTTAGGTAAATCTAAAAAGAAATAAGGATATACATGTCCACCATTCCCAATAAATGGGTTGTAAAATCCAAGAAGAAAAAAGAAAAAAAATCAGTCGACACAACAAAATCGGATGATACCTCAACATTCGTCATGGTAAGACATGCGCCAATGATTAAGACTTTGCGAGGTCATAGAAAATAATGCAATGTCACAACTGCAATTATCCCAATTCGCATGTGGTATCTACGACTAGGGATGAAAAAACCAATCAGATTTACAGAAGGCGTGAATGCATTAAATGCGGCACGCGCTTTACTACCCAAGAACATCAACGAGAAAACTATAAGAAGGCTCCATTTAAAACAAGTCCTCCAAAGAGGATTCTTGAGAAATGATTAGTGCGGCAGACATTAAACGACGATTAGAAAGCATTGAATTATCACGCCAAAAGAAAGCAGATAAGCAAATTACAGTTAATGGCTCAAATCTAACTATTCATACAAAAGAACTCGATAAAATATATATTCCAACAGTTACAGGAGATATTGCCCATCATGATAATAGTTTTGTTCGCGTACTTATGGGTCCTTATGGTTCAGGAAAATCAACTTGGGCAATCTCAGAAATTGTCAAACGAACCTGTGAAATGCCTAAGTGGAACGCTAACAGAAGGAGAGCAAGATGGGGAATCGTACGTAATACTAGTGGAGAATTGGCCACAACTACTTTAGCAACATGGCTTTCATGGTTTGAAGAGCTAGGAGATGTTCGTAAGCGCCAGAAGCCTATATTAACCTATGAACACACTTTTAACGATGGTTATGGGATAGTGGAGTTGGAATTACTATTTATCGCTCTTGACCGTCCTGAAGACGTTAGAAAGATTAAATCACTTGAGCTTACTGGTTGTTACATTAATGAGCTCTCTGAAGTGCCACAAGCAGCGTTAGCCCATATGAAGGGTCGTGTTAATCGATATCCATCGAAAGCATTTTGTACAGAACCTTATTGGTCTGGGATTATTGCCGACACCAACCCTCCTGAAGATGACCATTGGATATACAAGGATTTCGAGCTTAACAAGTTTGAAAATCATAAGTTATTTAAACAACCACCTGGATTAATCAAGGATGAATCAAATCGATGGGTACGTAATCCTAACGCTGACAATGCTAATCACTTGCCATCTAATTATTATGAAATGCTGGCAGAGGGACAATCTCAAGAATTTGTTAAAGTCTTTTGTCTTGGCGAGTACGGTAGTGTTGGCTTCGGTAAACGCGTTTATCCTGAATTTAATCCTGATTTTCATGCTGTGGATTCACTCACTGCTTTGCAAGGCGAGCAACTTATTCTTGGTTGGGATTTTGGTCTTACTCCTGCTTGTGTTGTGTTACAATTTACTCCGCGTGGTCAGTTAATGTGCTTAAAAGAATATGTTGGTGATGGTATGGGGATTAGAACATTTGCTGAGTCGATTGTTATACCCTCATTGCGCACAGACTTTCCTTATTGCAAAATTGGTATATCAGTAGCAGACCCTGCAGGAAATGCACGAAATGAAATTATCGAAGAAATGTCATGTATCGGAGAACTTAATTCCCTTAACATACCAACTACAAGCGCAAGCACTAATGATATTGACCCAAGACTCGGCGCAGTGCGTTATTTCTTAAATAAAATGATTGATGGTAAACCTGCATTCATTCTAGATAGAAAAAATTGCCCAACATTATTCAAAGGTTTTGTTAAAGATTATGTTTATGCGCGCGTTGCTGTATCAGGTGAAGAGCGCTATAAGGATAAACCAAATAAAAACATGGCATCACATCCTATGGACGGTTTAGGATATGCGTGTCTTGAAGTAGCATCAGATAGAATAATGAAGGCTAAAGCAGGTGAATCACCAAAGATAGATATGTTTAACCCAGTTATGAGAATATTTTAGATGAGAAATGCAACTTGTAATTATTGTAGAAAAAATTATCGCGCTAATTATGAAAGTGATAAATGCAGCGCATGTGAACAAGAATTGAATATTATCATTAAGAAAATAAAAACCAGATTAATAACAGGAGAAAACAATGACAGCACAAGCAGGCGTTACACTATGGGTTAACTTTGCAGGACAAGCAAATGCAATTACACCAAGAGATGCAAGACTCTATGCGCCAAGTAATACGCTAGCACAGGTTGCTACTGCTGGTTTCTTGGATAATTACATGAAAACAGAAAATGTTAACTTATTAGCAACTGATTTTGTATTTGCCGTGGCTTCAGATGGCCATCAAATATACAAACCTGTATTTACCAATGGTTCATGCCAATTAACTGTTTTACCATAATCTAGGAGAAGTAAAGATGTTATTTAGCGAAGCTTTAGCACAATTACAAGAAGGTCATGCAATGCGTCGAGCATCATGGGAAGAATCTGAAGGTTATTTATCACTGATGCCCGGAATGAAACATGTATGGAAAATTGTGTTACAACCTAATCCTAATGCAGGAAATTTCATATTCTCTGTTGAAGATTTTCTTGGTGATGATTGGGTTGAATTTGTAGAACAGAAACAAGTAGTAGACGCTGCATAGTACAAAAATAATGCGGCTTTAGCATAATATTGTTAAAGTCGCTATATACAGTTAACCCAAGGAATGGGATAAATAGAATGGAAACTATAGCCGAACAACTACCTATTGAAGAAATAGACAGTATCAATGAAGAATTAAACGAAGCACTTTATGATGCTGGCATTGATGAAGCAGAAGTACTCACGAAAGCGCGTGAAGATATGGTGCTTTGGGACGGTTACTTCGGTGAAAATATGGTTCGTGGTAAGGATGATATGAACTTTACATTGCGTGACCAATGGTCAACAGTTGAGCGTTCAGAGTTCTCAAGATTATTTAAACCCGCAATGACATTTAATAAATTGTATGATGTATGTAAAAAGGTAGCAGGAGAGCAGCGTAAGAACAAGCCAGATTTAATGGTTCGTTCATTGACTGGTAAGGCAAATCAAGAACAAATCAATTTACGCGCAGACTTAGTGCGCACAATATCTTATCAATCTCAAAATGATTTAGTGTATCAAACAGCATTCAAACAAGCGTTGATGATGGGGCATGGTGCATTTGAGATTGTGCTTGAATATGAAAATCCTAGGTCATTTAACCAAGTAGTTCGTTATGAATTAATACCTGATGTCACAAGGACATCATTCGACCCTACAGCATTACAACCTCATAAAGGTGATGGAAACTTCTGTGCGAGACAATATGTGTACACAAAAGAAGAATTTTATGCAACCTATCCCCATGTTCTTAATCCAGTTTCTTATTCTGACCCAAGAAGTCTCTTGGATTTTCAATGGGAAACACGAGATACAATAGTAGTTTGTAAGTACACGCGTAAAGAATGGTTCCCAATAAAAGTCTTATTATTAACTGATGGAACAACTGTTACCGAAGAAGAGTGGGAAGATTTAAAGGACGTCTTGGATAAGAAACGAGATTTGGCAGAATCATCACAAGTAGTTGGTGATATTATTCGCAAAGGAATTCCTGAAGTTCATGCTGAGAGATTAAGTAAAGATTATGTAATACGCCAGTATATGCTTACTCAAAACCAAATCATCAAATTCATTGATTGGCCTTCTAAATATTTACCTCTTATATTTGTAGACGGTGATTCAAACTACATTAACGGTCAACAATACACACGTTCATTCATTCACGAAGCTAAAGATGCTCAAAAATTTGTAAACTACGTTGGTTCAGAAATTGCAGCTGAAATTAAAAACAGAAGACGTGAGCAATGGTTAGGTACACCTGATAACATTTTAGGCAATGAACAAATGTGGCGCACTCCTGAGCTTCAAGCAGGAATATTGATTGCAAAACCAGACCCAAAAACAGGGATGATGCCAACAAAACAAGCACCTTGGGAAATATCTCAAACACTTTTGCAACAATTTCAGCGGGGTTGCCAGGACATGCGGGAAATTCTTGGTTATTCCGAGAACGAAGCATTACAAGGTCGCGATATATCAGGGAAAGCTCGTCGAGAACGAAAGCTTGAAGGCTCAATGTCCTCTTATGTGTGGTTTGATAATTTAAATCAGGCAATAGAGCAAGGCGGTCGTGTCGTTCTTGATTTACTTCCAGTTATAGTTGGTGAATTTGAACGCCCTATGATTATTTCCAAAGCAGATGGACGAACTGACTCAATTGTGCTCAACAAAGTGATTGGTGAAGATGAAAATGGTGAACAGATAAAAGAAAACGTCCTTGATTCTGGTGATTACGATATTGAAATTGATACTGGCCCTAGTTTTGCTGTTCAAAAAGATATCGCCTTGGAGTTTTTCCAACAAACATTGCAAGCAAACCCACAAGTATTTCCTCTTATTGCTGATTTATGGGCCAAAAATCTCGATGTTCAATATATGCCACAAATATCAGAACGATTTAAAACAATGGTTCCTCCTGAAATATTAGCGAAAGAAGAAGGTAAAGAACCACCTCCAAAACAACCTAATCCTCAAGAACAAATGATGCAAGCTGAAATGCAGCATAAGCAACAGCAGTTACAAATCAATGAGCAAAAAATGAAGATTGAAGAAATGCAACTTGTTGAGCGTCAAGAGGAATTGCGTATTAGGCGAGAGAAACATCAACTTGAACAAGCTGAAATGATTTTAAAAGCACAACAATTAAAACATAAAGGTCATCTTGAAGAGCAAAAAATAAAAATAGACCATGGACGTTTATTACTCGATGCTGATAAATCTGAAAAAGACTTCTCAGCAAAATTAGCTTCAGTGTTAAAAGAAGTGCATAAACACAATAATCCACATAATAAGGGGTAAAAATGGATAATGTCATACCATTGCCCGGAATGCTTCATGCATATATTTGTAGTAAATGCAGAGGCGAATTGTTTCGCTTAATTACGCAATATAAAGATTTTTATGTGGTATGCAGTCAATGTGATAATGCTCATAGAGTAGGAAAAAAAGAATAATATACCACCATCTGTATGGGTATAAATTTTACAACAGTAGAGTATAATTAATTCATCGGGCAAAGGATTTGCTCAGGGTTTCAGGCCGCCGAAAGGTCGAGGGTTAGTTGTCAACCGAATGACGACTGACATCTGGAAAGATGTCGATATGGAGTAGTTGAAATGAGTCAGGATGAAAACGCTTTAGCCGAACAAGAAAGCGGTGATAGGATAGAAGATCGCAACGGCATAGTAGACCCCGGTTACGAATCTGAGCATGAAGCTCAGGAAGTAGGCGAGGAAGGTATGGGACAAGAAGAAGAAAATCTTAGTTCTGTACAAAAAAGGATACATGCTCAAGCAAAAAAACACCGAAAAGAAATTCGTGATTTAAATGAACGAATTCAACACATGCAAAGCATGATGAGCGGTGATAGTGCTAACCCTGCGAATTCTTCTTATAACACCAATCCTTATGCGTCACCCGGACAGCCAAATCCAGCCGGAATGTCGGAAGAGGAAAAAATACACCATGCTGTGCGCTTGGCTCTTGGAATGAAAGACCAAGAAGAAAGACAAGCAAAAGAAGCAGAACACAAATCACATGTTCATAAGCAGTATCAACGCTTAAATGATGAATTTGATAGAGCTTCAGATAAGTATGATGATTTCGATGATGTAGTTCGAGGTGATGATATGCCTTTTACACCTCATGTTCGAGATGCATTATTACTTGTCGATAACCCAGCGGAAGTGGCTTACAAGTTAGGTAAAAATCGTTCTGAACTTGAACGTATTTCAAAACTCCACCCCTTAGATCAAGCACGTGAAGTAAATAAGTTGTCATTTAGCCTTATGGGCGGAAACAGCGCTAAAGCGCAAAACAGCCATAAATCCACACCAATGGGTTCCATAAGACATAATCCAGCCACATCTTCAGGTGCTGTTACGGATAAAACACCCGCGTCGTCTATTAGAGCGCGGATGAAGGCCGGGACATGGAAGTAATCTAAGAGCTTTAGGGATAAAACTCTATGCAGGGCTTGGTTAGCTTCTATGTCCCCATTTAATGGATTAAGTGGAGACCTAGCAAATGGCTAACCAATTTATCACTACTGACTTAGTCAGTAACACAGCTTTGGCAATGTTTGCCAATAACTCACCCTTCGTAATGACAGCATCACGTATATATCAAGATGACTTCGTATCTTCTGGATATAAGATCGGTGACACATTACAAGTTCGCAGGCAAAACCATTTCATCGTAGGTGATGGTTCTGTAGCAACACCACAATCAATCATAGAAACTGTAGAAACGATTGTCATTAATCACCAATACAACGCATTGATTGCTTACACTATTCAAGATTTGTCTTTAAGAATTGAAGACTTCTCTCGGATATTTATTGCGCCAGCAATCCAAGAAATCATTACTCAAATGGAAAAAGATATTGGTTCGCAAGCTGAACAAGTACTTAACTTCTTTACAGGTACCGCAGGTGTTCCAATTAACAGCTTCACCACTGTTGATACCGCTGGTGCTAAACTTCTTGAGCAAGGCGTTAACATCGCATCTGATGCCTACATGGCAATGACTGTGCGCGATGGGTCAAGCTTAAAAGGTGCATTGCTTAATAACTTTACTCCAGTATTTAACGAAGACATCGTTAGAAGTTCTGCGATCGGTCATTTGTCCTATTTTGACATATTCCAATCTCAAAACATTAAACATCACGTAGCAGGCGCAGGTCCTAGATTGCATTCTGGTGATACGTTGCTTGTTAATGGCGCAGTATCTTCAGGAAGCACTATTGTAATGGATGGAGCAACCATCAGCATTACAGATTACTTCGTTGTTGGGGACGTGTTCTCAATTTCTGGAGTTCAATCTGTAAACCCTGTAGGGCGCGCATCTACTGGACAAGATATGCAATTCGTAGTTACTGAGAATGCGAGTTCGGATGGAGCTGGTAACCTTACAGTTTCTGTAAGCCCAATAATTATTTCTGATACGCTTGATCCAAATCGTAACGTATCAAATGCTATTCCAGATGATGCAGTAGTAACAATGGTTGGAAGTCATAATGTGAACGTGGCATATACTGCTCGCGCATTAGACATCGTTTGTCCTCCACTGTACAAACTACAAGTTCCTTATGCATCTGTAGCAGTTGATCCCGAAACTGGATTGTCACTTGCCGTAACACAAACTGGTGATATTTTGGGATATCAAAACTACATGCGCCTAGACTTACTGTGTGGATTTATGTGGCATCAACAATACGCAACACGTGTTCTGTCGTAAGGAGTAGTTAATGCTTACTTGTATTTACCATCCTTTAGACGGTATGAGAGTAGTGGAACAAGATGAAGCTGAACGCCTGAAGAGTTCGGGTGTTTGGTTCGACAGCCCAGCTAAAGCAAAAGATTATAAAGCTAAAGTTGAGAATGATGTCAAAAAAGAATCTAAGCCAAGAAGGGCTAAAGCTTCGTCTAACGTTGCAACCGAGGAGAATTTAAATGAAAGATAACAAAATGGTTCAAAGTAATAATGCCTTCGTTCGCGCTGAACAAGCAAAAATGAAAGATAAAATGGGTAATCGTCCCGTAATGAAAAAAGAAATGGAAGAGTTCAATGCTTACATGAGTAATGACGGACAAAATGCACAAGATTTTGCTCGTAAACTTTGTGGCGGATTGGATGATGCATTCCCATTGAAATAAGTTTATGGAATCGACATGTCCTCTTGATGTGTCGATTTTAATGCTTCTTTTAGATATAAGGAATTAATCATGGCTCAAGTGACAAAGACCGTTAATCAATTGATTATTAATTCCTTATATTTAGTAGGAGAACTAGGTGTAGGTGAAACAGCTGATGCATTTATGATGTCAACAGGTGTAGAACTACTTAATGAACTACTAACTAAGTTTGCAGCAGATAGTATTTATATTCCCTATTTGACTGAAATAAGTTTTAACATGGTTGCTCAACAAGCAACATATTCCATATCAGATATCGTGACGGCTGATGTTCGAGCAGACCGAATCGTTGATTTATCATTTGCAAACTATTCAGTTCCTAGTGCGGGACAGTCAATTATTTATCCATTACAAATAATAAACAAAGCTCAATATTATGGCGTAACACGATTATTGCCATTAAATACACGACCAGGATTTATATTTCTTGATAAGCAGGCACTAGAAAGCTTTGTTACATTATATCCAGCTCCAGACCAACCTTATCCATGTTTGCTTGGGGTTAAATGCATGATAGATAGCTTAGCTGAAAATCAAGATTTAAGTGAATTACCCCCATTTTATTATGGATTTTTGAAATACTGTTTGGGTAGAAAATGGCTAAATTATTATCCGTCTGCAAATTGGAATGAACAGGCTGAGCAAGAGTATCAAGATTATTTTAATACGATAAAAAATGCGAATGAAACTGACGTAACAGTACGTCCTACTGCAATTTTATCTCGTCCAGAGCCATTCTACTGGCAAAATATATTGGCATACTAATATGACTAAGACCGAAGATTACGATTTCATAGGAAGTTACGATAATCAACGCATAAGCCCAATCAATGCCGAGCGCTCTATTAATCTATTTGAATACATGGACCCGCAAGGAAAAAGACCAAAAGTATTAATTTCGACTTCTGGATTAATCGATTCCGGTCTTTCATTTTCACCAGAAACTGGTGGATCACGAGCTACTTTTGTATTTAATGGCGGAGTTTTTCAAGTATTTGGTCCTCATATCTATTTTATTCATGGAACAGTAGGTTCTTTACTAAAATCTTTAGTTGGCACTCTTGGAACAAGCTCAGGATATGTCGGTGTTGATGCAAATCAGTATCAAGTAATCTTTGTAGATGGCGTAAATGGATATATTTATGACATAAATGCAGCTACTTTTGTTCAAATAACAGACACAGGATTTCCAGCTGCACCAATAGATGTAACTTACTTAGATGGTTTTTTCGTAGTTGCTAATGGTGGTACAAATAATTTTCAATTGTCGGCGTTTAATCAAGGAATGGTGTGGAGTGGTGCAAGTGCAACATATACAGCAAGCGCATCAACTAATATATTGACCTTAAGTACAAGTAATGCAAATTTCCAAACAGGCGTTCCAGTAACGATATCTGCTTCAAATAGCAACGATACATTTACATCGACCTTTGGAACAGACATTATTACATTAAGTTCCACAAACGCAAATTATTCTACCGGAACACCTGTTACATTAACCACAACATCTGGGACTGCTAAATTTTCAGGTAATGCAGCAACGGATATATTAACGTTAAATGTGAGTAACGAGCATTTTCAGACAGGTACAAAATTTCAAGTTTCTACAACTGGAACATTGCCAAACCCATTAGTAGCAGCGACAGATTATTATGCAATAATGCAAGGGAGTAGTACAGATAACCCAGGACAAATAAAAGTTGCAACTAGTTATGCCAATGCACTAGCAAATATAGCTCAAAACCTAACAACAGATGGATCTCCAGATAATACAATAACCTGGTCAAGCCTCTTGCCAACTCCATTGATAATTGACACTGTATATTACACAATCGCTGTTAGCTCTCCTTCTACTAGTCCCGGAACAATAAAGCTTGCTACAACGCTAGCTAATGCCTTGGCGAACACACCTATAAACATTACAGATGATGGCGCGCCAATTAATCATATTTCAACGTACAACTCTATCCCTGAACCCTTAGAGGTTGGCGTTACTTATTATGTAATTATGGTTGGTACATCAGCAACTAATCCAGGAACCATAAAGCTTGCTTTAAGTTATGATGATGCAATTGCAGGAACGGCGATAGATATTCTTACAAATGGAAGCGCAGTTAATACGATTACTGTATCAGGTCAATTACAACTTGGCTCAATAACTTCTCATCCAGGAACGATTGTTGCATGCAATACGCTGCATAGAAGGTTATTTCTATTTTCTGAAAACTTCACTGAAGTTTGGGAAAATGCAGGACTTGGAACTAATTTACCATTTAGACGCAATAATTCATTGCTTATGGAAGTTGGTACGCCTTCGATTGCAAGTGTTTCGGTTGGTTTTGACCGTATGTTTTTTCTTGCGCAAGATCGCGATGGATTGGCTGGCGTTATGGAGGTTCGTGGAACTGAATCAGTGGCGGTAAGTAATAGAGCACTAGATTATCAATTGGCACAATATGCTGCTGGAGCAGGTGTAAGTGATGCGCGTGGAATTCTAATTAAAGAAAATGGGCTTATATTTTATCGATTAAACTTCACTGCATCAAATCATACATTTGTACTTAATGTCTCTATGAGTACAGTTGACTCTCCAAAATGGCATGAAGAGGAGGTATTAAACGGTGATAGGCACCCCGCTCAAACTCATGCTTACTTTGATGGCGCTAACTTTTACGGTGATTATAATAAAGCTTTATTTTACTTGGTGAGCGATCAAACTCCGACAAATAACAATGAAAAAATACGTCGGGTACGTATAGGTCGACAAATGACACCAGAAGGATATAAACGCTTACGCATCGATAGATGGCAACTAGACTTATTACAAGGATCGTTATCAACTGGAGCGCTTGGATTTACTAATACACCTGGTTTAGACAATATTCTAACCATACCTTATGCACCAAATGCACAGCCGACAGTTTACTTATCTTATTCAAAGGATGGAGGGCAAACTTATGGTAATGCGCTTAATGCAACGATGGGAAAAGAAGGTGAGCGCACACATAGGACGGTATGGCGCAAACTAGGGACTACTCCTAGAGGACAAGGATTTGTGCCAATGATTGAGTTTTATGCTGAAATACCATTTTACATTTTAGGTGCCGCATGGGCTTACGAAGTATTACCGGAGTAATAAATGTCACGAGATTTTGATGATTTTCCGACCTACGATATATTAGTTAAGGATGATGTTTATCTAAGCAATATATGGTCCGATTTCTTAGCAACATTTATTGAATCTTTAAGACAATATTTAAGCTCTTTTGGTGTATTTGTGCCACAATTAACGTTAGCACAACGCAATTCAATTCAAACGCCCGTTGAAGGGCAAATGATTTATGTAACTGATGCAAATACTCCTGCAACGCCTAGAACTGCACAATTGCAGATATGGCAAGTAGTATCTGGTGTAGGTCAATGGACAATGATTGTTTAAAAGGAATTTATCATGGGATGGAGAAACCCGGATTATGGATTCGACCCAATGGGTGCGGCATCTGGATTAGGTGGATTATTTGGTGGATTGTTCGGAGATTCTGGAGCACCTTATGATAAGGCTATGGAGCAATATAGAGAGTGGGCTGATAAAGCTCAGAACGCCCAAAATCCTTATTTAAATGCTGGTAAGAGAGGTCTTCAGGGTTATGAAGACTGGGCAAACACCATGAAAGACCCAACGCAATTTATTAATAACATTATGGGCGATTATCAGCAATCTCCTTATGCACAATATTTGCAAAAACAAGCAATGAACGCCGGAACGAATGCCGCATCAGCATCTGGATTGACGGGTAGTACGCCATTTATGCAACAAATGCAGCAAAATGCGACCGACATATCATCGCAAGATATGAACCAATGGTTACAAAATGTTCTTGGGATTAATACTCAGTACGGTGGTGCCCAAGGCAATTTAATGACTGGTGGACAAAATGCAGCTAATGCATTGACCAATCTTTATGAAAATATGGGTAATAAGATGGGTGAGGCTGCATATGGTAAAGAAGCAGGTAAACAACAGAACTTTTGGAATAAATTAGGCGGTGCAGCGCAATTAGGATTGAGTTTCTTATAAGGATTGATTATGGCATTACCATTACCAAGAACTGTTGCTGATGTTGGCCCAGGCGGTGGCTTGGTTACTGCTATGGGCGGTATGAATTCCCTTGCTAATGATATGATATTGCGCAAGATGAATCAGATTAAATCCCAGTATTTACCTCAAACCATGCAAGCTGAAGCCGCTTCTAAGCTAGCCTATGCTAATCTTATGGCGCCTCAATTTCTTGCTAAAGCTATGACAAATCCAGATTTCATGGGTAATTTGACGGAAGAACAAAGAAATCAACTTAAAAATATAGTTCATAGTGCGGGAACATTTAATAGTCCTGCAAATAATGCAATGAATGATATGCCACAAAATACTGGAGTTGGTCATCCTTCAACCAATAATATATCGGGTTGGGTGCAAAATGCTATGAAAAATGCATTTAATCAAAACGGAAATCAACAACATCCTGTAACAATGCCTAATGCAATGAATCAAATGGATATGAAGAGGCCTCCTGGAGCTGTAATGCGAGAGGGTGAGCAATGGTATAATGCCAAAGGTGAACCAGTTTATGAAGAAGAAGCTCAAGAAACGGGACCAAATCCCATGAAACTTGAGCTTACTCAAGGTATTACTCCTAAGACTTATCCTGAAAAAGCAGGTGAATATAGAGGTACTATCAAGCAGCTTGAAAAAGAAGGCGAATATCGTGCAGATGCTTTGAAAGCGATTGGTGATAGCCAGCTTGCACTAAGTAATTCTGGTGCTGTGCTTGACAGAATGACAGGTCTTATTACAAATCCTGTATTTGCCAACATGCGTAATAAAATACCAGGTTTCCAAAATAAGCAATTAGATTATCTGAAGGTTATGGGAACTCCAGAAGAAAAAGAACTGATTGGTGATTTCTTATCTACAGGTGAAAGCTTTATTGCTTCAACTGTCCAAGGATTTGGAGGAAAACCACTAGTTCGTGAATTTGACTTAGCACAAAGACAAAAGATTACAGGACACGACACAGTTGAATCGGCTATTGGGAAAATGCGTTCTGCTCGTTCACTACATGACATAGCAGAGAAGAAGAATCAAATAGTTTCTGAGTTATTGCAAAAAGGCTATAACGAAGCAGATGCAGTAAAACAGGCGAATAAAATGGTTGATGTAAGTGCGATTGAAAAAGCTACTAACGAGCGTTTACAAAGAAAAATTACTGTGAGGAATGATAAGACAGGCGCAACTAAAACAGTAACTATTGAAGAGGCTCGAAAAATGGGGATTCCAAATGTCTGATTGGAGAGTAGTAACGGAACAGCCACAAAAACAAAATGCGCCTATACAATCTGATTGGAATGTACTCCCTTATCAAGATAATCAGGAGAGTGCATGGAAAAGAATACCACGTGATGTGCTTATTGGTTTAACTCACGCTGGGCGAAATCTCCATAATTTACCTCATGATTTAACCTCTTTAGCGGAATGGCCCATAGAAAAATTAAGAGGAAAGCCTTTTGAACATCCTTTATCCTCATATCTTCCTAATGATACTCAAAATTATGCAGATGTTTTTGGTCAAAAAGATGCAGGTACTTCGCTCGATAACGTATTGCAAAAGGGCGTGGAAATTGCTCCCGATATAATAGGTGGCGTTAATATGTTGCGCAGTTTGAAGTTATTGCCACACTTAACACGCAGAGGAGCTAGTAAAAACCTAGTAAAAGCGAGAGAAATAGGTAAGACTAAAAACATATCACCTTTGGATATTAATCCTGATTTAATTGAAGATACTCGTCAATTTCTTCCAAATACAACTCCTTATCGTAATTTAATAGATGAAGCGGGTTACGGAGATTATAATAGACTCTTTGATCTGCAATCCGATCTTGGAAAACATGCTGGTGGATTATCTAAAGATTGGTTCTCAAAAGCCAATCGTGCTCATGGAAAAGCGGGATTACAGGTTAGAGGCAATATACTTAATGAAATGAAAAACTCTTTAAGAAAAGAAGGTCATGAAGATATTGCGAATTTATTAACTAAAGGACAAGACGAATACAGGCGTTACATGAAGTTTAAGCCATATCGTAATGCTTTAGGAGTTGCAGCTGGTGCAGCAATGCTTCCTAAGAATGCCTTGATTGAACTTGTTAAAAAGCTTGCGACTATAAAACCAAGTTAATATTCAACATCATATTGAATAAACATTTGAATAATATTGTAAGCCAAGGCGCCGAATAGAAATAAATTAATCATCTTATTCTCGGTGTTTTATTAAAAAAGAATTATAAGAATATAAATGAACAAAAAACAAGCATTATTTTTATAATAGTAAATGAGATACAATAATTAAAATTCACAAGGAATGTGACAATGACTATTTCTTACGTCCAAGCAGCTGAACCCATATGGTATATAGTAGGTCTTGATGGTCTTGCTGCTGGTGGCGCTCAAATGTTTACTTATGATTCATTGACGCGCGATCCTAAGCCTGTTTATCAAGATATTGGTGGTTTAGAGGCTTATACAAATCCTGTGATATTTGATTTAAATGGTACAAGTGGACCATTTTATTGGAAATTAGACAGTACTGCTCCAGATAGTTTATATTTTGTTCAGGTTTTTGATTTAGAAGGTAATTTACTATGGGAAATTGATGATTTTCCAGATAGCACTGGCGGTGGTGGTGGATCAGTAGTTACAAATTATCTTGATTTCACCAATTACATCGCCAATAACCAATTTATCGATCACATTCCTGACCAGTCCGGTGGATTACCAACAAATTTAGTAATTGCGCCATCAAATCACAAGGGATTTACTCCGGCACAATCGAATCCATTAGTAGGAACATATGGAGTTCTTGGTCCTGATATACGATTAGTGAAAAGCAATAATCATGCCAATGATTCAATATCATTCCCATCATTCGCTTTAGCTTCATTTCCATTAACAAATGATACAACACCTGAGCATTATGTGAGATACCAATCAGATGCTTCAGATGAATCATACAAGTCATTTCAGTTCCCTATAACCCAAAAGGTTAAAAATCTATCAACTGATGCATTAACATTTACAATATGGGCTGCGGTAACTGCAACCCCAAAGACAATTCATTTATATGCGCGTCAATATTATGGTTCGGGCAATGGAGCAACAGCAGAATCTGGAAGCACTAGATATTTACTTGATAATTATGATTTAACATCAACATGGAAAAAATTTGTAACCAATTTTTCATTTAATTCAGTTGCTGGAAAATCATTGGGTACAGTTGGTCAACAAACTGATGATGATGCAGTTTATTTGCAATTAGAAATGCCACTTGGTGAAGATTGCGACATATTATTTACTAAACCATGTTTATTTTTGGGAACTATAAATCCTAATGCTGAATTTGATACTTATGACCAAATTGATTCAATAGATCAAACTCCAAGAACAGGTGATGTACGCATAGGACTTACATCAACAGCTCCTTTAGGATGGGTTGCAATGAATGATGGGACCATTGGTAACACTGGTTCTGGTGCGACTAATGCATCTGGTCCCTATACATTTCAATTATATTCTACTATTTATACAGCTGTTAGTGATACATGGGCTCCAGTTAGTGGAGGGCGTACAGCTCCTGGCAACACCATGGCGAATGCAATTGCTGATTTTATTGCAGGTAAAACTTTAAAATTACCATTGTCTTTGGGAAGGGCATTAGCTGGTGCAGGTGCAGGTGCAACTTTATCATCTAGAGATTTAGGTCAAAATACTGGTTTAGAACAATATACATTAGTTAGTACTAATTTACCTGCAAGTTGGTCAGGAAGTATAAGCACCTTAACTAATAGCACAGGAACTTCGGGATCAAGTATTCACCCAGGTGTTTCAGGAACTGATACAACAGTTACCTTCAAAACACCTGGTGGCAGTCAACCATTTAGCATTATGCAACCAACATCATTTATGAATATTTTCATCAAATTATAATATAGGAGTATACTCGATGGCAGTACAATTAATTAATATTCCGGCCTTAGATCCTAATGCCTATACCGGGCCAGTAAGGGTTATGTCAGGTATTGCCAGAACGGGTGATGCAACCTTAGATACTTATTATGGCGCTAATGGCACAGTAGAATTTGCACGGTGGCTTTATGTCGGCGTTACAGGGAATATCTCATATGTGAAATGGGATGGTACCTCACAGACTCTAAACGGATTGGTAGCAGGTGTTTGGCATCCTATTTATTCAATAAAAATAAATACTGCTGGAACAACTGCAACAAATATCGTTTGGGGAAGTTAGCTAACTTCAAGTTGTAATATTACAAACTTTTTAAAGGGAATTTAAAATGACGACAAGTTTAGGACAAACTGTATTCTCACCATGGTTAACTCCAGTGCGATTAGCATCAACATCAAATATTTCAGGAACCTATTATAATGGTCCTAATAACAATGGTGTAGGTGCAACATTAACTATTGCTGCAAGTTCATTGACCGTAGATAGCGTTGTTGCGGCTGTAGGCGATAGAATATTGCTAAAAACTCAAACAAATACTTATGAACAAGGTATCTATGTTGTACTAAGTATTGGTTCTACAGTTGTTTTACAACGTGCAGCAGATCAACAATGCATAGGACAATTTAAAGCTGGTGAATATGTAGCGGTTGGTGCAGGTTCTGTTAATGCGGGTAACTTTTATACTGTAGTTGAACCATTACCACAAGTAATTGGTGTTGACGCAATTGTATATAATGCCGATCCATCTGCAGGTGGAGTAAGTTTTTCAGGTGGCGCATCTACTGCAAACGCACTTCCAGTGTTTTCTGATACTTCAGGAAATATTAAGGCTGCAACAACTACTGTCACTTTAGGTCAAGCATTAAACATAACTGGAGCATTGACAGCATCAGGTGCAATTGCTTCTACAGCAGGAAACATTACCTCTGGATCATCTGGTGATGCTGGAACATTCATATCATTCCCTGCAACAGCTGCAAATGGTACCATGATTATGGCTGCTGCGAATGCTGGCGGTGCATTTAATACGACCATTAGCAATGGAACAATGGGCCAGTCTTCTGTAATCACTATTCCAGATCCCGGTGCTGCTACAAGTAAATTTGTATTACAAGACGGTAACAATACTGCTCTATCTGTATTAAATCTAAAATATGGCGCAACACCTGTTGCTCAAGTAGATCCGCAATCTTGTACTATTACTGCTGCTGCTGGAGCTGCTAACACATCGACTATTACTATACAATTGAAAGATGGTAGTGGCGCAAACATTGCGTACAGCTCACCTTTCAGAGTTTATGCATCATCTGCATCAAATGGATTAACGCTTGCATCTGCTGCTTCTACTGGATTCTCAGTCGCATCTGGTGGCCTAAGTCTTGCCAACGGTACTGCAGTTACTACTCAAATTACTGGTATGACAAGTGCAACAGGTGGCGTAGTTCTTAGTCTGTTAGATACTGGTAAACAAACAAGTTACTTAGTATTGGCATTGCATAATGGTGTGAAAATATCAGCACAATTATCTGCCGGAAGTTATGGTTAATAGTTACTCATTATTCGGGGGATTTAATCCCCCTTTTTAAAAGGATATTAATATGGGTGGCGCATACGGTGGTTTTATAATAATGATAAATTATGGCGGAATTGATGTTACGCCTATTATTGATAATTTATTTTTATGGCTTGATAACACTCCATTTACATTATTAGATAATGAATTTTTGACGTTGCTATAAACAAGGAAAATTATGTCAAAGAATATTGAACAAGTTTATGTGGCAAATCCCATAACCACGAATGCTAGCACGGATTTAATGTACTTTGGTCAGTCACCATATGGCGTGAATGATGACGCCGCAATGCAGTTCAGTGATTTTGCCCGGCAATTTCAAAAAGTAGCGTTTAACTTTAATACAGCATCTGGAGCTAATGACGCATTCACATTAACATTAACTCCAGCTCCCACTTCCTATACAGATGGTATGCCTATATATTTAAATACAGGCGCCTATACGAATAATACAACCACACCAACACTGAATGTGAATGGTCTAGGTGCTCGTACTATAGTGTTTGCCCATGGTGCTTTAGCTGCCGGGGATTTAGCATCTAATACAACCTATGCACTTATATATAATGCGAATACATCACAATTTGAGGTTCTTAATCCTTCTGTATCATTAGCTGATACATTTGCTGTACAAACGAATGCGTATAACGTTGCTGTTGATGCAGGCGTGGCTAATGCTTATGTTGTCACACTAAACCCAGTGCCTCCTAGTATTGTAAATGCTTTGACTGTTTATATGTTGGTTGCACATGCAAATACTGGTGCTTCTACAATTACTGTTAATGGGACGACTAAGAACATTGTCTTATCGAACAATACAGCATTATCAGGTGGTGAATTAGTTGTAGGCCAAATGGCTGTAATGGTTTATTCCAGCACTTATGACCATTTTGAATTAATTAATTCGGCTGTATCGGCAAATACACCTCAAAATTCTGGGTACACAACCACGGTTACATCTGGTGTAACAACAAACCTAACAAAATCATCTACATTTTTACAGTATTTTACAGGAAGTTCAAACCAAACGGTTGTTTTGCCTGATGTCACTACACTTCCAGAATTAGGATTTAGTTTATTCATAGTAAATTTATCAAGTGCTTCCATAGCTATTCAATCATTTGATACAAGCCAGCTTAAAATTTTATATTATGGCGAACATATTTATGTTACGTGCCTCTCTTTATCTGATAATTCAAGATCGGGATGGAATACAATTATTGCCCAAAATTTTCTTGGATATGATGACGATGTTACTTTTAACACAATAACAACTGATAATGGATTATTTAACAATAGTGGATATCTCAATAAAGTAACTACAACCGCAACATCCGGCGGCACAACTAATTTAAATTTACAATCCACTTATAATCAGTATTTTACGGGGACTTTAAATCATACATTGGTTTTAAGTAGTACATCCAATGCGAGTGGGTTAACAACTCATGTTTTGAATGCTTCAACAGGTTATATTACAGTTGAATCTAATAATCTATCTACAGTCGTGATTGTTCCTCCAGGCACAGAAGCAACTTTTATAGCTATTTCCACTGCTGATAATACACCTGCATCATGGTCATATAATTTAAATTCAATAAATCCACCAGCAAACTCTTTGACATGGCTTGATTTACCTGGAACTTCAATAACTGCAAATGGGGGAAAGGGCTACATCATATCTAACGCAAGTTTATCAACGGTAACAATACCTGCAACAGTAGCGGAAGGCACCGTATTCGCAGTCCAAGGCAAAGGTGCTGGCGGTTGGTTATTGCGCATGAACACAGGTCAAACATGCCATCTTGGTGCGTCAGTTACGACATCAGCCGGTTCATTAGCATCAACAAATCAGTGGGATAGCGTGAGTATTGTTTGCACCACGGCAAATACAGTTTTTGCTGTGACCAGTGTAATAGGAAATTTAACCATAGCTTAACAAGGATTAATAAATGGCAACTAATAATGCGGTAAATAGCCCACAATTAACGGCAAACGGTCAATTAGTTATTGGTGGTTCTGCGGCAAATGGTACGGCGGCTACCTTAACTCAAGGTGCTGGGATTACGATTACCAATGGCGATGGAAGTATCACCATTGCAAGCTCTGGTGTGGGTTCAATTGTTTGGAACAACGTATCCGGAACAACGCAAACTGCTGCGGTAAACCAAGGATATATTATATCGAACGCGTCCCAAACCACTGTGACTATTCCTAACACAGTTGCTCAAGGCTCCGTATTTGCTGTAGCAGGACTTGGAACTGCTGGATGGAAAATTCAAATGGGGACAGGTCAAGTATGTAACGTGGGAAGTAGCCCAACAACTACAGCAGGAACTATTACAAGCACCAATCGGTATGACTCAATAACAATTTTATGTGTTACAGCAAATACCACGTTTATTGCTATTGCTGGCTGGGGTAATTTGACTATTGCTTAAGGGTAGAAAATGACTACGAATAATCCAATAAATAATAACCCTGGTGTCATTGCAGTTCCTTTGCAGATGTCAGGGCCATTGGCTCAGTATGTAAACTCTATTGCTACTGCGGGCGGAACAACTACATTAACAACTTCGAGTAATTTTAATCTTTATTTTACTGGAACTTTAAACCAAACAATTGTTTTGCCAAGTGTTGTGAGTTTTGGTCAAACAGGGTTGACGTATAACATTATCAATGCTTCAACAGGTACGTTAACAATACAATCAAATAATGGCTCTACTCTTGTTACAGTGGGGTTTAACAGTGCATCTGTTTTAACATCATGCCTTGTAACGTCAATTTCTACGGCAAATGATACTCCAAGTTCGTGGATTTATACAAAATCACTTGTTAACAATGCCACAACTGGAACATCTTATTCATCCAACATCCCTGTTGCAAGTGCTACTAACTTGGTGAGTAATACTGCTAAGAATGTTACATCTATTTCTGGTTTACCAGCAGGTATATATTTGATGTCTGGTTCTGTTTGGATTCAAAATACTACTGCAAACTTTACCTCCGCAGCCGGATGGATTAGCACTACATCAGCAACATTGCCTGATAATTCACTTATTACTCAAAATTATTCGGGTGCTGCAAGTGTGAACTACTGCGGGCTTAGCCCAACACTTATGCAGGTTTTTAGCTCAACTACAACTGTATATCTTTCTGCTCTTTCTGTATTTGGCTCAGGAACATCCACTGCGAGCGGGACTCTTTATGCGGTTAGCTTATATTAAACGGGACATGAAATGACAATTAACTTAGTTGAATTAACAAGACATCTTTATCCTGGTGAAATTGAAGCGGGTAATATTACTTTTAGACAGCCAGATGATGATATATTAATTGATAGGTGGAGTGTAGAGGGAATAGAAAAACCATCTGAAGAATCAATACTTGCGCAACAACCAAAAATAGAAAATCAGGTTAGTTGTTCAGTGCTCTCAAGAGAAATTAATAATTATATAAGCAACTTATTGAATCAAGATGCTCAAGACAAACAATATGATGATGCGATTTCATTTATTAGTTATGCTAATTCAAATAATGAGAAATGGAAAAGCGAAGCATCAACATTTATTGCATGGCGTGATTCACTTTATAATTATGCATATGACCAATTAATATTAATGCAAGATAATAAAAGAGCAGTACCAAGCTTAGAAGAGCTTATTAAAGAATTGCCTTCAAAAAACAATTAAAACAAATTTAATTAATAAGGCGCAATAAGTTGATACCCTCTTCTTTTGCGTCTTATTATCATTTGATTAATTGTTTTATTTACTTCTTGTTCATTGTTAACAGTAATTTGTTTTTTACCACCACGATTAGATTTAGTACTTCCCCATGAATATTTTAGATTAATATTATTTTTAGATTGCTCTATTTTGATTTTGTAAAAGCGTTCTTTTTCTTTGTTTAACCACTCGTAAATAGGATTCATACAATTCTATAGCCTCGTCTAGGATAATATTTAATTCATCTATCATTTTTTCATCCATGAAAAAGCTTGGGTCATCAACATCAATTTCAAGACCATCTATATAAAAGCGCAATATAATAATCCTGTGTAAAAAAATGGCATAGTACAAAATTATGATCTTCGAAGCAATATAATTTTATAATAAATACATATTGTATAATTTTGACTTATTTAGAATAATTTAATAACTAAATTATAAGTATAAATATAATGCAATTTGTTGGTCAAAATTTGATTGGTATAATTTATTCCTAATTAAACTAATACTATATATTTTGTATTTTATCATTACAAAATAGAGTTTGATTATTTTAATTACCAGATATATTTGTATATGTATGTTATAATCAGACATTTAGGGGATATTATGGAATTAATTTGTAATCGTCATGGTATTTCAAATCATAGATTATCTGGTAAAAGATGGAAATGTAAAAAATGTGATTATTTATATACTCGAAAATATTTACAAAATTTAAAATTGAAAGCTATTAAATATGGTGGTGGAGAATGTGAAATATGTGGATATGATAAATGTTGGCGTGCATTAAATTTTCATCATATTGATCCAAGTAAAAAAGAATTTAATATTTTTGCATCTAGGCCAGAACATAAAATTGTAAGAAATTGGGAAAAATTAAAAAAGGAAATTGATAAATGTATGTTAGTTTGTGCTAATTGTCATACTGAAATTCATTCAAATGATGAAAAAATAAGTTATGAAGAAGTGAATTTAAATTTAGATAAAACTGAAATAGGATCTTATAATATGTTAATAATAAAATATGATTTAGATCCACATGTTTTATTTGAAAAAATATTAAACAAAGATTAGGCGCCCCTGTTTGCGCACTGTGGGGCTAACAGCCAACAACCAAATGGAAAGTGGTCGCGCAATAACATAATATATTCATGTTATGATAAAAGCAATTATACAGCCAATTAGAAATTAAATAATCAGTTCTAACGTAGAGAAAATTAAATGAACAAAACATTCATTATTATATGCTTATTTATGATTACTGGATGCGGAGTAGACCCTGAGAATGATGATGTGACGGTTAATGCTTATTCATCCATTATTATCTTTCCACAATTTTTACATACTATACTTATGCTGCCATCAACATCTAATTCTTTTTCCTGATGCTCACAATAGTTGTCGATCATGGATTGGATTTTGTTTAATAACTCAAAACTTGATGGCTGAATAAAATAATTAATCTCAAGCATGTGATTTAAAGAACGATATAAAATTGATAGTTCTTCTTTCGTGAAGTCATTCATCATTTAATCCCAACAAACATTTGGCATGTGAAATTAAATTTTCAGCTTCATCTAAATGAGATTTAGCGATTTGATTTTTATTAAATATAGAATAGTTGTCGATTAATGATTGGATTTTAACAGCGAGATCTAAACTTTTTTGATCTTCAGTTAAACCTATGTGAAATATTAAAAGGTTTAGCTCGTCTTTCGTGAATTCATTCATCTTTTATTACTACCAATTCCACACCATAAAAATGATGTATTGCATCATCTTCAAATTTTTCATTGCCAGTTTGGGCTGGATATGCGGGAAAACCCCAATTAGGCATCCACGGGTCATTTACTCTTTGACATTTTGGACATTGCCAGCCTTGGTTAGTCATCATCTTTAACCTCAGTTCTCTTTAAATAATCATTTAACCAGTCTCTAATTTTTATTACATCTTCTCGCAAAAATTTACAAGATATGTATGGCGGATAAACATTGTCATTAAATAAAAAAGTAATTGGTTCGCTAGAGTTATTTGAGCTTTGTAATGATACGCCAAATGTATCAAGAGCAAATAAAATTCCACCCGCCATAAAAATGAATTCTTCGATTTTTTCACTCATCTTTAACCTCGATTACTTTTTTATTAGTTACTGTTTTGAAAATTTCAATATGGTCTTTTATTTTTTCCATTAAATTTTCATCTTCACAATCTAGCTCTAAAGAGCAATAAGTCTCTGGATAATTGTTTAAATCATATCTCCTTAAAATAATTTCAATTTTTATCATTACGCACCGTCCATTTATCTTCTTTAGTTTCAGGAATTCCACAAAATAATGCAGCACTAATCAGCATTCCAAGTTCTTGTGCTTTCATTTTGTCTTCTTCAGTTAATTTTCGCCCGCACTCATTGGTGCAATCGGGACTCATACAGAATGTTTTGTCTTTGTAGCATAGAGTCATCTATAAAACTCCCCACATTTCTTGCATTTTTTTTCAGGTGGATGCTTTAAAGGATAAACATGTCCATCGCTTTCATGATGGCACACAGCCCTAGGATTTAATTCATTTTCCATTATTTCTTTGTGAGCTTCATCTAATGACAATCCCTGCCAATAGCCTATCTGCGCTTTGATTAGAGAATGTTTTGAGGGATAACAGTGTGTTTCACACATTTCATCACCTTCTCCACTGTACATAATGTCATGTGCCTTATCGCAGAAATATATTTTATCCACTTTAAAACTATAGATATCAACATCAATGTGATACCACAATTTTTGTCCAATTTTAAACTTCGGCTCAGGTTTTGTGAGTTCTTGTAATTTTTGCAATAAGTCGTCGAGATCTTTATATGTCATGTCTGCCATATCTGGTTTCCAATCAACCAAAGTAAATTCATGGCCTTTATTGCTTGTAATATGAACTAAATAATGTGACTTTATTTTAGCGGATAGGTCATGCGCCTTCTTAAGTTTGTCGTAATCAATCATTTACTTCACCATAACAATCTGAAAAAAAAGACATAAAGCACCGCATAATATTCCTGTTCCTATAGAAGTCATTTCCATCCTTTCACCAATTAACAAGCCTATACAAATTGATGATAAAACTGGCCATATATAAGCAATCATTGCATTATCTCCCAATCTTCTCCTAATATTGTTTCAAAGTCTGGAGAATAATGATGTTTAATCATTTGAAAAACAATTAATCCTTCTCCTTTTTTATAATATATAAATTTTTCATTCCAATCTTTAATCCATGCTTTTTTACCAGATTTTAAATATTTGATTATTTCATAAAATGAAAATTCCATTGATTCATCTTCAACCATCCATCCATCACTTAATATTATTGATGCATCATAAATAAAATGATTTAATGATGGTGTATAAGTTTCGAATTCACCTTCATTCATTATAAAGTAGGTAAGATCTGATTTTTTTTTAACTTTTTTACCTGATTTTAGTGCGATCATTGCTTCTTCAAATTTCATCTGCATATCTCCATATACTATTTAATTAGATCAGCATATTTAAATGATTCATGGGATTTCCATGTTGATGGATCTTTAGAATCGTATACCCATAAAGGTTTACTTATTTTCATTCCACATAAATCCAAATACACCTTTGATCTCTCTAGCAAACCTTCTATCTCTGACTCAAGTTCTTTTTGTTCATTGATATCTAATGGATTTTTTGCAGGTACCATAAATCCGTTCTTTGTAACATAAGAACGTGAATCTTTTAATCTTGCCCCTTTTCTTTGTACGCTGTCATATAAATAACGCCAATCCTTGACTTTAAATTGCATTTTTTATCCTTAAAATGGAACATCCGAATCTTCTAATTCAGCACATTTATTAACAGCTGTCTCTTCTTTTTTAATATAGTCTTCAATCTTATTCTTATCCGGATATTTGCTTCCAGCAGGCTTTCCTTTTAGCTTATCAACTGGTATTTCACGTCCTTCTTCAATCTTAATCATTACTTTACAACGTTTATGTATCGCAACTTCGGAGCATAATTTCCCCTCTTCATATTCTTTTGTGATTCCACAAGAATCTGCAAAGTGCACAATCTTCCACATCATTTGCTTCATGAAAACCAGAAAGTCACGCACATCGTGACCTTTGCCGTTTTCATCATAAACAGTTACCGTTACATCCATCATAGGGTTTCCAGATGATGATTGGGTATCTATAGATGCGGAAACTACCGCATCATATTCGCCTTCTTTAAGCAACTGGAAACGCTCCTGCATTGCCTCTGCTTCCGAAATTGGTTGATAAGCTAACATCCTTTATGCTCCTTGTATTTTTGATTTTAAGTGGTCGATGCATTTTTGAATTGCATCTTTTGGCATTTCTTCAAACTTATCCGAACTGGCTTTGTCTAGCCATTTGGTGTAAATATCAGCAGGTACTTTGAGTAAATCGATTAATTGTAAAATTTCAATTACTTGCTCATCATCTGCTAATTCTTGAGCTATTGCGTCACGTTCAAGCACTTCGCGACCGTAACGTTTTGCTATTTCATCATAAGAGAATGGGAAAGTATCTGAATCAGGAAATCCTTCGATGCGTGATTTCTTAACAATACCCACACGCTCCTTTCCGCGCTTAGATATTTCAAATACTAAATCAAATAAGTAGTCGAGTTTTTTGTAGCAGTCGAATGTTGATCCTAAAATTGCTAGATTCTGGCCGTATTCGTTTTTACTGTGTGATGTGATAATCACATTCATGTCGAGTCTGAAAAGTAAGTTTAATAATTGCTTCATGCTTTTATTTGCATAACCATAATGCCTTCCAAACTCAGAACCCACTTTGCGCTCAGCCTTTTCTAATAAGTCGTTATATAACAACGTCAACGAATCAATTACAAGAGTTTTGTATTCATGTTTCGTAGTTAATAGTTCGCGAACTTCGCTAAGCATCTCATCAAAATCAACAGTCATAAGTACAGCACCATCAGATTTATCTATGGCTTTTACATATTGTGGTTTATTTGTAGAACCTTCTGTATCGATAATATATGGTTTAGGAAACTGTATAGCAGCCATTGTTTTTCCCACTCCTGCATTACCGTAAAACAATACCTTTAATCGTGACTCAATAACTAATGGTTTTTTTGCCTTTAAAGCCATTGTAAAACTCCTAGAAACAATCTTTATAACAATCAATATGACAATACCAGTTACCGCCATTCGTGGTACGCGAGTACTCTTCAAAGCTCCAATCATCGCAACCATCTTCGTAGGCAATGACCTTGGCAGGTCTGTTACAACCTGCGCACACATGGTCTTTATAATCTACAAGGTCAATCGTGTTGTTGAAGTTCAATCGTTGTTTTGCGGTGATGCAATCCTTCATAATCATATTTTTCTCCATTCGAATTCACCTGTTTCTTTGTCTTGGTAAGAACTATTTCCATTGTCTCTATTGATAGAGCACACCATATCGTGGCATGCCTCATCCAGCACATCTTGCAATGCATTAGAAAAATAAATAACGAGATTTCGCATAGTTGCATGAGCAAAACGATCACGGTTTTCCTGAGAATCGTCTTGTAATAGGGATAGTAATGCACAAGTAAAGTCATTGTTGATACTAAAATCGTTTCCGTAGATGCATTCACTTAAGTCGCGATCTGTGTATTCTAGATACAATCTTATTAACTCGTGTTGTTCATATTCTGGAATTGCTGCTAAGTTAACTCTGTATTCACTGTATTTTGATTTACCATGATAATAGGCTAATTGTTGCGCATAATCGTAGAGTCGTTCTTTGTTGCTTGTGTTATTTTTCAAATTTAATCCTATCCCTAGGTCGAATGGATCATCTTTCCATGATGACTCTTGTTGCTTTTTAATAATACCTTGCGCTAAACTTACAACGTTCATTTAATAAACTCCATAAAAATGTTATTGATGACATCGGGATTATTGGCTGCGAACCTTTAATCCCAACTCTTAAATCTATACCAATTTCAAATAATGCAACACAATTGGTAATATCCAACCCCCTACAACCAAACCAATAATCCAGTTCATTTTCAATTCCATGCGTTCAAAACGCTCTTCGTGAACCTTAAAGTTTTGTCCTGTAACCTCTTTCATAACTCGTAATTTTACTTCATGTTCAATGTATTGTTCGTTTGTAATTGCCATTTTATAAACCTTGATAATCAACTTAAATACAATTATACATTTATATATTTCTATGTCAACTTATGTTCGTTCTTTTTTTTGTGCTTATCAATAAGAGTAAGGACTATATCACACATGGAAGTTTCATGTTTTGTCGAGAAATTCTTTAGATAGGCCCATGTTTCTTTAGGTAGTCTTAGGTTAAATAACTTATAATCAACTGCTTCATTCTTTGTTTTCATAATACACCTTATATATTAAATAATATTTATATAAATGTATCATTGTATATTCAAATAATCAAGGTAAAATAAAATAATAGTTATTAACAATAGATTTTAAAAATATGGTGATATTTTTTTAATTTTAGGAGAGAATGTGAGGAGTAGCAGCAAGACTGACATCATGTTCGCTTGCTGCGCGAACTTATTAGTAGAATGAATCCTTTCCGCCAAGATTGTTATTCATTCAGTTTTGTTAATTATATATATAACACCAGGTAATTATATATGGAACATACTGCCAAAGTAAATGAATCATCAAAAAAATCTGCATCATCCTTATCTTTTTTTCAATATATTAAATTATTAGAACAATCCATGCATACTCGTCCAGAGATGTCTATAGAA